CTGAAGGATTATCGCATGGTGACTATAGTTCTGCTCATATTATTGACGCTACTACTGGTACTTTGGTTGCTCATTGGCATGGACATATTGAGCCTGATTTGTTTGGCGAGTTATTGGCTGATATTGCTTGGTGGTTTAATACTGCTTTGTTGGGTATTGAAAACAATAATCATGGTTTGACTACTCTTAAGGCTGCGCAGCGTTATGGTTATCGTAATTTGTATCGCCAACGCCGTTTGAATGTTCGTTTTTCTGAGGCTACTGAGGCTTTGGGCTGGAAGACTACGGTTTCTAGTAAGCCGTTGGCTATTGACGAGTTATCTGCGGCTATTCGTGATGAATCTCTTGTGCTTTTGTGCGCCAGAACTATTGCTGAGTTGCGTACTTTTGTGCGTAAACAAAATGGTAAAATGGCTGGTTCTCCCCATGATGACCGTGTAATGTCTTTGGCTATTGCTAATCAGATGTTGAAGTATGTATGGCTTCCTGAATATCGTTCGGATGTTGAAGTACCTAAAAATAGTCTTTTATGGTGGGAACAACATCTTTTTAGTGGGCAATCAGAAGGTAGGATACCTTTGGGAGCGCATAATATTCGTAATAACATCCGTTAGGGAACAAACCCGCCCTTTATGATGACTGAATTTGTGTGCGATAGGTGCGATAAGCACTTTTTTGATGAAGAATTGCCCCGTAGAGGGGCAATTTGTTTCGCCTGCCATGTTAAAAGCATCAATATTGGATTTGCGCACGGCAAAGAAAACTTTCATGGCGATACAATTAAGCAAAAGCAACAGGAACAAGTCCGTGTTGCGGCTGCAGCAGGCATCAAGGCTGAACCAGTCGGGCAGCGTTGGGTATAACATGGAGTGGCTTGTCCCTGTTCTAGTTGCCATCATTGGTGGTCCACTGATGTGGGGACTGCATAGGTTTGATAAGCGTAACACTGAACAGCATGGACAAAACTTGGAAGTTTTAAAGTATATCCGTGAAGATGTTAAAGAAGTACGAAAAGATGTTAAAGAAGTTCGCCAAGAACTTAATGACCATATAAATAAGGTGAATGTATGAAAATTTCTGAACAAACAAAACAGGTTATTTATTCGTATGCACGGTCAGCATTGGCTGCCGTGCTAGCAGTTGCATGGGCTGGTGAAACCAATGCTTCTGCGCTGCTCAAGGCTGGTTTGGCAGCAGTTATTCCTCCAGTTATTCGCTGGTTGAACCCTGAAGATACCGCTTTTGGCAAGGGAGCGTAATGGCTAAGGCTTCTGCATCAGACCAACTTAAGGTCTATAGGCAACGCATTGATGCTTCTCGTCAATGGCGCAAGCAAGAAGGATTTGACGCTATTTGGCGGCGAATGCTAGATTTGTATCGTGGTCGTCATTATGAAAACTACAGCGATGAAGACCGTCTTTTGGTTAACATTGTGTTTTCTACTGTTAATGTGATTGCACCTAGCGTTTCCGTTAACTATCCTAAGATTACTGTTTCTGCCGTAAAGCCAGAAAATGCCCCTCAGGCTGTTATTGCTGAGACTGTTGTTAACTATTGGTGGCGTTATAATGACATTCGTAGTCAATTCCGCCGTGCTGTTAAAGACATGATTCTTTTTGGTCATGGATGGATTAAGGTTGGTTATCGTTTTGTTGAGGAACAAGCGGTTGGCTCTGAGGATGATATTTCAGACCCACTTGAAGGTGGAGAAGGTAGTTCTGCTACTGTAATTACAGAGGACGCTCCGTTTGCGGAGCGTGTGTCTGTTTTTGATGTGTTTGTTGATTCTGATGCTACTTCTATGCATGATGCTAAGTGGATTGCACAGCGTATTCGCCGACCCATCCGTGAAGTTAAAACAGACCCACGCTATTCTAAGTCTGCTCGTGAAAAGGTTGAGGTAGCGGCTGTTGCTCGCTATTCGGAAGACCCATCTAAGCGCAAAGTTCATGATAAGTCGTATGGTTATGCTGAAATTTGGGAATTTTACGATATTAAAGCAAAGACAATGTGCGTGTTTGCTGATGGTGGCGAACAATTCCTGATTAAGCCAACTCGTATGCCTTATTCGTTTGGGCATCCATTTGTTATGTTGTCTAACTATGATGTTCCTGATTCGTTTTATCCTATTGGTGATGTTGAGCAGATTGAACCGCTTCAGAAGGAACTGAACGAGACACGCTCGCAGATGATGAATCATCGTAAGCGTTTTGCTCGTAAGTATCTCTATAAGGAATCAGCGTTTGACCAAGTTGGTCGTGGCGCATTGGAATCAGATGATGACAATGTGATGGTTCCTGTTATTTCTGATGAACCGTTGGGTAATGTTGTTGCTAATTTCCCTGCTTTGATTAACCCACCTGAGTTTTATGACCAGTCTAATCTTATTGTTGGTGATATTGAGCGTATTTCTGGTTTGCCTGAATACATGACTGGTGGCGTGTCGGAAATCCGCCGTACCGCTACTGAAGTGTCGGCTGTTCGTGACGCAGCCAATGCTAGAACGGCTGATAAGTTATCTATTGTTGAGCGTGCTATTTCTGAGGTTGGTTATCGTATGGTGGCTTTGTGTCGCCAGTTTATGACTGGCGAAAAAGTGGCACGATTGACTGGAAAAGACGGTGAACCTATCTGGGTTACTTATGACCGTGACTATCTTGAAGGAGAATTTGATTTTGAGGTTGTTGGCGGTTCTACACAACCCAATAATGATTCGCTGCGTAAGCAGACTGCCCTTCAGATTATGGATGCTATGGCTCCGTTGGCTTCGGCTGGTGTTGTTAATATGCAGGAACTTGCTTCTTATGTGTTGCAGTATGGTTTCAATATTAAGAATCCTGAGAAGTTCCTTGCACAGCCACAACAACAGGCTCCTGCTGGACCACAAGGTATGCCGCCTCAAGGCGCACCTCAAGGTCCTGTCCCTGCTCAGGGTGATATGCCTCCTGAGATTATGGCTGCTCTACAAGGGCAGCCTCCAGCACAATAGGGAACAAACTTTATATATACGATGAGCAACCATTAGGACTCTGGAGAATAAAAAAATATGAGCGAAGATTTCGCACCCGTTACCGATATAGAATCCGATTATACTGAGTATGATGGGACAACCGAAGTAGGTGACAGTCAAGCCGAGGACATCCCTGTTCTTAGTGTAGATGAGTACGCAGATTATCGTGTACCTGTCAAACTAGATGGGGAGGAACTGAAGGTTCCACTTTCCGAAGCGATTGCTGGTTATCAGCGTCAAGCAGATTACACTCGCAAAACCCAAGAACTTGCTGACCAGCGTCAGCAATTGCAGTTCGCTACTGCGCTTCAGGCGGCTTTGGAGAATGACCCTGCTAGTACGATTGATATGCTTGCTAGCCATTATGGTATTTCACGAGCAGAGGCTCGTGATATGGTTGATGGTATGGATTCTCAATATGAGGATTTTGACCCTGCAACAGCCAAAATGCGTGAGTTGGACCAGCGTATTGCTCGCTTTGAGGAATTGGAAAACCAGCAGCAAGTTGAGCGAGAAATTGCTCGTCTTGAATCCAAGTACGAAGATTTTGACATCAATGAAGTTGTTGTTGCCGCTATTCAGGCAGGGACAACGGACTTGGAAGGCGTGTACAAGCAAATGGCATTTGACCGTATTATGAATCAAGTGGAATTGCAGCGACAGGCGTTTGCTCACCAACAGGCTGAAGAACAGCGTGTTATGGAGTTGAAGCGTCAAGCAGCAATTATTGATGGTGGCTCATCGGCTACCGCTAATACCACTAGCGATTCATTTGAACCGATTACAAATATCCGTGATGCTTGGGCTGCCGCAAAGCGTCAATATGGCGCATAACTATATTTAACCTCTAACTAGAAAAAACTAGGAGAATCTAATGGCATTTGATAATGGCACTAACTTTGATGCGTTGCTCTCAACAACGCTCGCTAACTACCGTAGTCAACTCACAGACAATGTGTTCACGGCTCGTCCACTTACTTACCACCTCATTGAAAAGGGTCGTATTCGTATGCTTAACGGCGGTACGAAGATTGTGGAACCACTCATTTATGGTCAAAACAGCACTGTAAAGTCATACTCTGACTAC